GTTACTCATTCTTCGTTCTCCTCAAGTGCCGTCAAAACCGTCCTCATTCCGTCAATACCGCGCTCCCAACAGTAGAACAGCCAACCGATGGTTCCAAGTTCTTGGATCTCATCGATATTCTTTTCTTCGCCCCATTTCTTATTTTTCCAGTCATAGTCGCTCACTGAGAATGCCTTTATGCGTAGTTTTAGGTCATCGTTTTCTCGAAAGAATTCCTGAAAGATTCCTTTATATCTGGATGAACTAAACTTTCCACTTGCCCATACCTCGTCGCCGGGTTGGAGACCGTGTAAGTAAAAGTCTTTTGAAACCTCAATCATTCTTCGTTCTCCTTAATCCTACGATAAGCACCCACGGTTTCTGGAAACAGATCCGTAGCAATCTCCAAGCAAGCCTCGGCCATTTTTTGAATCTCCCATTGTGCCCCTTCGTGTGTGCGAAGGTCAATGAACTTCAAGAGGTTAGAGGCATTTACTGTGCCGTAGTATTCGGTGTAGAGGTTCTGTGGTAGAACTCCTCTTGCCTGCTCTCGGCAAACGCCAGAAGCAATCAAATCATCAAACAACTTTAAAGAAACTTCGTGATGTTGAGTGATGAGTTCGGACGCCGTATAGGAAGTTTCGCGTATCATCTCTGGGTGCTTACGCATAATCTCGGGATCAATCAACTCTTCGGCATTGCTTGCCTGTCGGTTGCTCTTGTGTTGTGTTCTGAACGCTTTGGGTTCGTAGAACTTGATGTTTACATCAGTGTAGCGACGAGAGATCTCATTGTATGACCAAGTTCTATGGCGATGATGTTGAGAACGAACATAAAGAGGAACAGTAAACCTGAAAGTGATAAGGTTATGCTCAAGAGTGCTGGTATGTCGGTGCTTAATGAGGTAGTTAATAAGTTTTTTGTCTCTTCCATCTAGTTCATCCTTTTGTACGCCAAATGAAACACGAGCACTATTGACAACCGTGAGGTCGTCGCCCATGTGATTTACATAATCTACACGACCAATACCATCGCCGTAAATCTCAATGCTTTTTTGATACATACTTCTCCCATAAGATTTCAAAAATGTAGTTTGCTATCAACAAGACAATGTGTAGCAAAATAGTGAAACCTGTCGCCTCTTTGATGTTACCAAGAACAAAGTAGGTCACAAGATAGGTCAACATAATGGACACTATCCGCCAAGCAATCACCTTTACTACCACACATTCTCCATTATACTTATAGTATAACGGGGCGGGGGCTAGTCGTCAAGGTCAGAGAGCAAAGTTTTTATGTCCAGCCCAGCGCAGTCAATCTTCTTCTTGTTGACATGATAATGACTCACAAAACCACGCTTGCTTCCATAAGTCCATTTCTGCTCGTAGCCAGTGGAAGTTTTTCCAAATTGGTTTAGTGGAGTCTCGTAAGGAACATTGGCGGCATTATGGACTGCTTCCCAAAGTGCCTTGAGGGCTTCTAGTTGAACAGGGTAGAAGCCTAGGAATGGTTTTTGTTTGTTTCCGTGAACCCAGGCATCCTCAATCACGGGACGCTCACCAAAGCCATTTTTGACATATGTTTTCTGGTATTTGGTGTAATAAGCATTTGTGATCTCAACACCAACAGACTTGCGATTTACATTCCCAGCGTGGAATGCTGCGTGTTGGAGATCGAGGGTCTGATAGATGGTGCCATCATTATCAATAAGGAAATGGACACTGATGCCACGCTTATCAAGCACCTTTTGGCACTGGGTTGATGATAGGCACACATCCCAATGGTTAACAAATAACTTTATGTCTCTCTTGGGGCGGCTGGTGTAGTCGTAATAAGCCCCTGAACGGGCAGCCAATCCACCACGCTCTGACCAAAGTATTAGTTTGTCCCAGTTGATTGGAGTAAAATCGCCGTTATAGACGATATAGTTTGAGTATTGAGGATCATCTGGCTTGTGATCATCAATGTTTTCTTGTCTCTCGACCCAAAGGCGACGGAAAGTGGCTGGGCCACAAAGTCCGTCAGCCTTCATTCCGTATTGCTTTTGGAAGCGCTTGATTGCTCTTACTAACTTCTCATCATAATACCTTTCGCCAAACCAAGTGGGATCCCACCCAAGGCTGTCGGCTGATGATTTGTTGTAAAAGTCTTTATCCATTTTTATAGCACTCCCAGTACATAATTCGCTAATATTAGATAGTAATTAGAATGTTCTACCCTTATTTCTTCTAACATCTTCTTATCAATAACTATTCGATCTCCGGTGGCACAGAAAAACGGCACATCATCGGATACACCCAATACTTTCACAACAGCGTGATTTTCTTCGGGTGGCTTGTAATCATCGGGCAACAAAATACCACTATCAGACTTCTCTTCTGGTGGGCTATAATCCACAAGAATATATCTATTTACTGGCTTTATCATAATCTACCTCACTTGAAATAACTTTTTGGTGTTTGCTGTAATCGGAAAAATGCATAAATACAGAGGTGCGCGAACCGCATGTTTCACAAAGCATAGGGATCGCTACATTTCTGCCTGCGGTGGCTTGGCCTTCTGCAACAGGTTTCCATTTACATTCTCCACTTGTTCTCTTGCGACAAGAGACTTTCATCTCTCTTTCCGTCAATAGGTGATTGAAATTCATTTTTACCTCTCATATTTCACAATGATCTGAATCACAGAATTTGGTTCCTGCTCCACTTTCTTCGGTATTAAATCGCTGAATTGGAGTAATATTCTTTATCATCTCACCATACTGCTCTTTTGTAATAGGTTCGTAAGGGGCTTGTGCGTAACCCGTATCCTTGTAGCGCAAGAACGAAACTGCTTTTAGGCGTGTTTCATACATCTCTAGCGCAGCCTCAATCTGATCAGCCTCTTCGGGCTTGAAGGTCACAGTTACAGACACAGAGTTATCAGCCCAATAGTGCTGATATTGAGCAGCAATCTCTAGTTGCTCCCACATTGTAGCCTCTCGCTTGCCTTTTCGGAACAAATCTTCACGAACAGGAAACTCAACACACATCGTATTGGGAGAATAGTGATCTGGTTCGATCTTGTAGCCCGCTTTTTCAAGTGCTGGAAGCATATCACTATCTGCTGCAAAACGAATGCGACGAATATAATATTTATCTTCGGGATAGTGAATACCAGGAGTTGAGCCATTAAGTAGCGATACTGTGCCGCTTGGCTTAATGCTGGTCATTCTCACAGACTGTGGGATACAAAGCCAATCAGAATAAAGTTTATCTAACTCACGGACATGCTGATAAGCATCATTGCACCAGTTAAGAAGCGTTCTGCGACCAAACTTGTTGAATCCCTGAACAACACCTGATTGGGATAGCCCAATACGGCGGTTTTTGAGCATTTTTGCGTTAGTCTCTGCCCAATGGGTATTAGCGAGGGTCACAGTCTTGCCATAAAGATAAGCAATCTTCAAAGTGGCAAGATAGTCTTCGTAGGTATCGTGCTTTGCTGGGAATGTCTCCACAAGGCAGCACAATTCTGCGTCTTCTAGTTGCTGCTCAACGCAAGGGTTGAAGCCCATAACATTTTTATCATCGTCTCTCGGAGGGTCGGCAAAACGACCTCTTGTTCGGGCGTTGTCCAGCCAGATGTAGCCAGGTTCTCCGTTCTTTTGTGACTGCTTTGCGTGCCAAGCATAGTTTTGTCCAACAACAGCGTGAAATGAGTTGTTGGAGCCCCAACGATGGTGAGCCAACTTCTCTGGATCGTTCTTCATCTGAAGATAATCACGATCATCGTGAGTGCCAAGAGCCAGCGCGGCAGAACGCCTAACATTACCTGCCACCACACAACGACCAATAAGGTTTTCTGTGTCTACGATATCAACAGAGGTGATCTCTTGCCCTATATTGTTGGAATAAAGTTCACGGAGACTATCGTGAAGTTCTTTTAAGGGTCCAAAGCCACTAGAAGTTCCACCAAAGCCACGAATTGGGGCACCATAGGGTCGGATAGCAGAATAGTCAAAGTTTGGAACTTTTGCTCCAAAGAAGAAGCCATTCAAAAGCACCTTCACGGATTCTACCCAACCTTCACGAGAGTCAGGAATAATATATTGTTCTGTTGTGTATTCTGGCTTCTTGATCGTTAGCGCTCCAGCGCCGAGTGTATCAAAGCCGACTCCAATGCCCAGCATCAGGGCATCCATCATCCAAGAAAACAGATATCCTCCACGCTCGGCTAGGTCTCGGGTAGACCGAAAGGCGCAATTGAAAAGACCAGCAGCCGTTCTTTCGTTAACAAACTTTGTCCCCATCATCCATAGTCCACGACCAGGTGGTGTCCACTTTAGGGTGAAAAGACGATCGTAGGCGTCTTTTGCAGTTCTCTGTGCTTTGTGATCCACCCATTCAAGACCAAGGCGATAAACGTGCTGCTTTTGCATATCAAACATGCCCTCAATAACACGACGACAGGTCTGATACCACTCTTCTGAACCAGTTGCATTTTCGTTAAATTCGCTTAGGCGGCGGGCATATGTGCGCTTGAAGGTGATATAGCCCAATGGACCCCAAGGGACCTCACGATCCTTGTATTGATCGACGAAGGTGTCTGATAGTTTGAATCTACGAATGTGTGTTCTCATTTGTTGTTGCTCCTTAATTTTCTGAACTTATCGTATTTGTTTTTTAGAATTTCTTTCTGTTCCTTGGGACTCACAGCGACCGGATTTGCTGCAATATTTGGTCCCACACCAGAAGGAATGGCTGGTTTGGGCAACATTTTAATACAAACGTTGGAGGTATCCATAAACAGATCATACACCAAACCATCAGGTCCGTTTCTATTTTTCGCAATAAACATTTTTGCTCTATTGTTCTGCTTATCCTCGATCGTTCTTGAAAGCGTACAAATGAAGTCAGCGACAAAACATTTGTTGAACGCTTCAGAAATCTGCTCCATCGTAATCACTTCCATATTGAGACCGGAGCGGTTTGTCTGCGAAGCAGTCCAAACAGGACACTCAAACTCCTTAGAAATACCCCGTAACTCCTCGTAGATTGACTCCAGTTCCGTTCTTTTTTCTTTTCTGATTACTACCGGGCGTAACAAATCTGCGTAGTCTACAATGACTAATCCGGGGTCTATGCCTCTCTTGATAAGACGAGAAAGATGAGCCTTAATTGTGTTTGTAGAAGCGGACTTGGTTGGGTATTCTTTGACGATTAGTGTTCCATCAAGATCTTTGATCTCTTCAAAAATCTCTTCTTTGAAACTTGACAAGTCTGAAAGTGGGTACTTTGTGATACACGAATCATACCGACAAGCAACAACTGTATCCTGAAGCTCAAGAGTGTAATGGATAACAACCTTGCCTTCTTTTATTGCTTGTGCGCCCAGATGAACAAGGGCCATAGACTTGCCAGCCCCAGTTGGTGCTACAACAACGCCCAACTCGCTTTTTCCAAGCCCGCCGTTGGTGATGTCGTCGATCTCTTTCCAGCCTGTTGTTACTGGTTTTCTAAACTTTGGCTTATAGCGTTCTTCAAAATCAGCAATAAAGTCATAGCCGTGATTGTTTTCAGATCCTAGTTTGAGAGCGTCGTTGATAACCTTTGAGATCTCATCAAATGAACAGGTCTGAAGAAGACCTACAGACTTCATCATTGCTTCTTTTAGTTTCTGCTTTCTACAAAAGTCTAGCGATGTCTCCTTAATGTAGTCAACATCACTTGATAGTTCGTTTGTGTGGATGCGAGCGAAATAATCACGGACCTGCTTTTGCGTTACTTCGTCTTCTTTGTCTAATTCTGTGCGAAGAATAGAAATCATCGCGTTTGTGGATGGATGTTTTCCGTATTTTGTCCTATAGTCTGTAACCTTCTTTACAAATGTGCGAAGATATTCAAGTTCAAGATGCTCTGTATCAAGCACCTCTGTTATCTGGTCTGCGAAGGGTCGGTCCTCAAAAATGAGTTGCACGAGTCCCTCTTGGAAGGACTTTCCGTACCTTCCAAAGTCTGCTTTTTGAGTGAGCATAAAACTCCTAGTGTTTACCTAGTAAATATAACTCACCTAGCGCAAAAGTCAAGGCGAGTTAGGGCTTTTTTTTGAGGCGAGCGTAGCCTAACTATTTTACCACTTCTTACAGGACCAATAGCGGGCTTTCAATTTGGAGCCTGGGGAATCACACTTATGGCGGGCTCTAAAACTTTTGCGGCGGGCTGGATTATCTTTTTTGATTTCCATCTTGGCATCGCCGTAGCGAATGATCTTTTCTGTACCACCGTCACACGCTTTAACGACAAACTTCTTTTTCCCGTGTCCTGGCTCGCCCTTACGAATACGGCGAGGAGAATTACATTTCATACGATCTTTGGCAGACTTCTCTTCGGTGACGACTTGTTGATACTCTTCTTTTATCATTCTGTGTAACTTTTCTTCCAATTCCTCATCGTCAGTTTCACCAACTATGTCTTTGATACGCTTTGCTTGGCTGGCGTGCATTTCTGAAGCTTTTTCAAGCTCTCCAACGATTGCTTTAAGTTCTTCTTCTTGCTCCTTTGTATGGGACTCAGCTATCACCTCTTCTACAAGTCTTTCTAATTCTGTTTTAGTAAGTTTCATTTCTTTTTTCCTTTTGATTTTTTACCCCAAGATTTGCCACGTCCGCGTTCTTTGCAGGCTGATGGGGTTGGGCGACAAGAGGGATATTTGGAGCGCTTTTCGCCTTTGGTGCGACCGCAGGGCTTACATTTGCCTTTGCGACAAGTGTTGCAATCAACCCAGCCTCCCTTCTTGCCAGGAGCGCCTTTGCGGCCAAACCAATCTTTTAACGAAGATTCTTTGCTTGATTCAGTGCCCGCTTTCTTTTTTTTTTCGTTTATAACTGCGGCGTATTCTTCTTTAATTATCTGTAAAAGATGATCGTCAATCTCTATGCTCTCTTTTTTCTTGGACTTATTACCCCAATTGGCAGCGCCAACTTTGCGACACTTAACAAGTGCGCCAGAGGCATAAGCAGAGGGCCACACATCATAGCGAGCCTTTACTTTATGGTAACAGGCATCTTTTTTGCCTTCGGCTTCTTCAAGTTCATCCTCATTAAGTGAGGCTTCATCAAATTCGTATAGATCATCCATGTAGATAAATAGTGCTATCTATCATTACATTCCCGAGAAATCTTATTGAGATAGGTTTTTAGCTCCTCCCAGTTGAGTTCTCCAAAGCCGTCCTGCATCATCAGCTTTATCAGTTCGGTTTTATTGAAATCACATTCAAAGTTCTCAAGCGCATAGTCAATAGTCTGCTTGCCCTGAACAGAGATAAGCGGAGAATAAAGTTGCATCATCTTATAGTTGTGTTCAATAATGTCCTTTGACGCTACGATGTTTTTATAAACTTTTAGTTTAGAGTCTATGTTCTCGCAGTATTCAATCAACTCAACGATGGTCACATCTCGCTCTTCCTTCATAAACGGAAGTTTGTTAGCGATCGTCTTCATGCCCACACGACTAACGCCAGGCAGGTTATCGCTAGTGTCTCCAGCCATCGCACGAGCAAGGGCCATATTAACTGGATGGACGCCCGTGTTCTCCACTACCGTTTTCTTTGTTTCTACTTTGTCTGTTGTCGGACGATAAACTATTGTCTCTTCATCACAAAGTTGTAAAAAGTCTTTGTCATTTGAGACAATAACCTTTTGCCAGCCTTTGTAGTGCGGAGAGCCGCATACATAAGAAATGATATCGTCTGCTTCCACTCGTTCCAGAACAAGTTGGATAATCGGCATTTGATTGAAATATTCAATCACTCGCATTTGCTGCCACACTTTGTTCTGCAACTCTTCGTCTTCTGTAAGATTGTGAACAGAACGATTGAGACGAAGTGGCTTACGACCCTCTTTATATGATGAGTCTAAAGTCTTTCTTTTCTGGGAACCATTGGGTCCATCCCAACAGATCACAATTTCATTTGGTTTTGTGATTCTCACAAGTTTCTGTAAGATTTTGATTGAGCCCTTGATACCTCCAATCGGTTGTCCGTGATTGGAGAGGCTCGGATCAACAATAAACGCCCTCAAAAACATATTAAGGGCGTCAATAACGAGTACACGCTTCATAGATTACCTCCACCCCATAATATAACAGGGTGGAGGGTGGCTGTCAAGAGGCTTTGTCTACTTCGTAAAAGTCAGATGCTTCGCCTTCACGTTTGTCAAACTTTTGGACGACGACTTCATCCATAAACTCCATAACGTGTTTCTTGAACTCTGGATCTTCTTTAAGGGTCTCGACCCATTTGCTTGGCTGGAACTTCTTGACATAGCCGTTATGTTCGAGAGTATACCAAGAACCAGCATTTGACATAAAGCCCTTCAAGGCGTCAAACCACGAAGCCTCATCTTGAACTCCGATAGGATCAGTTCCCCACAAGATGCGGAAAGTACAGGTTCTACCTTGGGTTCCAAAGCGGGACTTTTCTAACTTCACCTTGACTTCGGAGCCAATACGAAATCCGTTCTCATCCTGAACATAAGCAGCCTTGCTCTTGCGACCAGTTAGCCAGATACGCAGAGAATAAGAATAGTGCATCGCCTTGCCGCCGGGTGTAATGTAAGGCGTTGTCATTGCGATTTGACGGGCCATTGGTCCGTGGGGGATGTTTGTCTTCAACTGATTGAGGACGAGGAAAGTGGCACGCTTATCTGCGAGAGGAACAATCAACTTTGACATTCCCTTCGCAAGAATACGAGCCTTCGTTGCGACCGATGATTGTGGGTTGAAATCACCCTCAACATCAGACACCGATGGTGTAAATGCCAGAGAATCCCAGATAAAGAGCAACTTGTCGTCTGTTGCCCCCAATAGATCCTCTATTGTTTCCAGAACAAATTCTACCGATGGTGTCTGAATATACATCATCGATCCAAGATCACAGCCCGCTTTCACCAAGAAAGTTGGATCAATAGCAGACTCGGAATCAAAGTAAATTACCCCAATACCCATCTTTTGTGCGTTTGCTGCTATTTGTGCTGCGAGGAAAGATTTGCCTGTTGCTTCCAGACCAGCAAGTTCAATCACTTTTCCCACAGGTATACCGCCCATTTTTCCCTTACAGACGATAGAGTCCAACCAGCGAGAGCCAGTTGGGATCCACTCTTTGACTTCTGTGGGATTATCTTCTCGTAGGTCGTGAGCGACATTGCGACCTGCTTTTTTGTTTACCATAGCACGGAGGTCTTTCATAGAAACACGTCCAGGCTTGGCCTCTTTCTTTTTAGCCATATAGTTTCTCCTTATTTTAACTTTTCTTTTCTTTATTTTTATTTATTTTCGAGCACAAGGCTCTTTGTAACTATACCACAGAAGAGGCAAAAGGATAAGAGAAAACCCCCACCTTTTTACGGGTGGGGGCGACTGGAGCGATACGCTTTTACTAGCCAGCCATCAACTCATCAAAAGCAGCATCTACGCTTGACTTCTTGTTATACTGAGTTGTCTCCCGTGAGCGCCCTTCGGCACTCTTGTCACCTGATAGCATTCGATCCAAGATCGCATCCACCTCTTCGGGAGAGTGGCGAGTGAATAGCCCGTCGATGTCGGGCATGTTATCAAGCAACCCAGTAACCTCATCCTTATCCTTGAGGAGAGGACTTGTGTTACGGCGCATCTTCATGTTGGTCTGAGGATACGCACCTGGACGAGTTGGCTTCGTGTAGGTGATAGTAATATCAGTCCCCTCAACGGTATCAGTAATGTCCCCATACTCTGGGTCCAGAATGTAGCCGAGAAGTAGTTCGTAGGCAGTCTTGCCATAACCATACACCTTCACGCCTTCGCTCTCAAGACCTCGCACCACTACTGGTGAGAAGTAACGAGTGCGAACGAAGAGGCTCTTGGCGAGCTTCTTAGTCTCCTCATCGTTGTTTTCGGTGCCGTCACGCCATAGCTGTGATGCGAAATCACAGATTGGGCAACGCTCACCAAAGTTGCGCTTGGGGCACACAACGCCCCCTCGATGTCCTTCGATGTTATAGTGAAAGAACATCTCCTTTAGAGGATCTCCGTCCTCGGTTGGGACGATACGAATGTCAGTATCTCCCTCATCAGGCTTGAACCAAACGCTTGTTCGGTCTCCACCACCTTCGCCACGGAGAGCAGCAAGCTTCCTCCGCATTAGTTCCATGTTGATTCCCATTATAGTCTCCTTTATTGTAGGGTAAAGTATAGTAAGCGTTCCTTACTATCTGTATGTAACACGCTTGACTTAGCCTGTCAAACGTTTTGTTTGAGGTATTTTGAGAGCTTCCCCTTGCTCATCTATAGAGTAACCTGGCTAGCCTGTGCTGTCAAGTATTTTTTGTCCTTGAATGAAATTAGTGTGAGCGACGCAGAACCCAAAGTCGGTTTCGTAGGGTGATTCGTAGATCCCATAAGTCACATTTTTGAAAGCATTTCTAGGCTTCTTTTTGAGACTCTCGACGATCTTAGAATGAAGGCTTCCATCGTTCTCAAGTCTCTCGCTTGCTATACATAAATAGTAACTTACATCCCTATTGTTGTCAAGTTTATAATACCAGCTTTCAGAAAGTTTGTCTACTGAAATCACGCCCATAGAGCGTATTTTTTGGACCTCTGAGGGCTTTGAAAGGTTGCCTACAAGCGGACTTGTGTGCTCAAACACATTAAGATAGTGTGTCGCATAATAGATGCTTTTGTTTATGGTCTCGAAGTATTTCTTGATTGGAATTTGACCGATCGTCTGCTCGATTGCTGGGTTAGAGAAGATCGTGAAACTGTTAAAGAGTCCCGACCTTGCATATTCTTGAAGAATCCCGAAAATGGCCCGCTCTTGTAATCTTATGTCTCCGATCAAAAGGTCAACATCAGGCTTAATATAGAAAATGTCAATCTTTTTGTCTCTCACTTGCTGTAAAATCGCGAGTGTATAGTTGGCAGAGAAAGATGATCCGCAAACAAACACTTGGATCCTATCCTGAACCGCCGCAAGTGTCTTGTAAGAAGAAAGTTTCGGCGCCTGTTCCTCACAATCTTCTGGTTTGTCCACTTTTGGAAGTTTTCTCGTGTACTTTGTGTTCTCTTGACCTTCCGAGAACAAAAAAACATTATACTCTTTGTGCTTCTCAAACAAAGAAGCCACATTACACCCAGCATCCCCTATTCCAAAGACAGAAATCATACCTCTAAGTCCCTCATATCTCCATAGTTCTTGCCTGCCTTCGTATTAACCAAGTATTTCCCCAAACAAGTATCAGCAAACTTGTCTCTCAAATCAGCAATAAACTCATTCTCTTCTCTCGCCACATCCAAGACTACTTCATCATGAACGATGAACGCAACCTTTGATTTCTTGCCTTCCAAAGCCTTATCTAAGGCAACTGCTCTATCCAAAGTTATGTCTGCTGTTGTGCTTTGGATCAGAAAGTTGAGAGCCTTTCTTTTCTGAACTATAATACTTCTATTCATCGGTGTCTCAATAATATCACGATAGTAGTATTTTTCTAATACTTTTTTTCTGTTATATACGGTTCCGTCTAGCGACTGATCTCGTGAGTTATAGAATGCCGAGAAAAACGAAACCTTTGCTTCCTCTCGGTCTTTTATCGTGCCTCCATAGAGATGATGCATATTCCAAAGATGAATGTCTTCACTTGGCTGTTCGTGACCTGAAAGGGCCAAGAATGTTCTTATCTCAGCACCATTATAATCAAACGACACAAACCAGTCGTTTGTTGGTTTGACCAGAGATCTGAACTTTGACTTCATAGTTAGGATCGGATTGCTTGTTCTCTTGGTCGTAAGACGCCCTGTAGCCGTTCCAAAAAGATTGTAGTCTACATAGTGCCTCCTAGAATTTACGAGCATTCTGATGTCTTCTCGGTCGCTTGTGGAGGTCATTAGGTGACGACAGCCTTCAACATTAATATTCATCTTTTGATAGCGGATCTTGTGTAAAAGCTTGTAAACGCGATCAAGGTGATCATAGTTTTTTGGCTTGTCATAGGTCTTAAAAACATGTTCTGTGATCTTATTTCTTATCTCACAAAATTGTTCTAGAAAGTCTTGTGGTACAAGATCAAAGAAACAAAGTTGATTGAGATTTAGTTTGCCAATCTTGAAAGAGGTGATGAATGCTCGGAAGGTTTTTTGTGCGTCTATGAACTCTTCTTGGAGTTCTGGAGGACACACTTCTTCAAGTTTTCTGCCTCCACAATACAGCCAAGCATATTCAATATCAGGATCCTGAACAGATCCTGTGTATTTCCAAGTTCTTGTTAGGTTGCTTGGGATATCATCAAAGTGTATCTTTCCATCAACATAGACACCAACACACTCTGACTTATCATCGAGGGTCTGGAATATCAAGTCGCCTCCGAATTTCTGCTTGCCTTTACAAGATAACTCAATGATCCTCTGTAGTCAAATGGTTGTGCTGCAAATCTTTCAAAGCGTGAAAGAGCATATCGCTCTCCTCTTACTCGTGAGAGGTTGACGGTGTCATTTATTGTTTGCTGTTGCTGGGCTTCTGAGAGTTTATTCTCTTCTTCAAGAAACCTTAACATACAGTAAAATCTTATAAAATAACTTTCATTATATAATTCATTAATATTTTGAATGTTATATACTTTAGGTTGTATTATTATAGATTTGTTAGAGCATTCATCTACTATTGAATACTTCTTATATAGATTATTATAAATGTTTAATAAATTTTGCTTTAATTGTCTGTAATATGAGTTATGTGATTTCTTATAAGCAGTAGTCAAAACAGCATCCGTTGAAACATAGCCATATCTATTAGCATAACCTTGCATCGCTATGGAGTCAAGATCTGCCACCAATCTCCATGGAAAATTTATATCAACCATGAAACCATAGCTGTTACAGGCATTTAAATAATATTCAAAGTTGGGTGAGTTTACGAAGTCTTGTATTTTCTGATCATCGTTGCTGTATGACAAATCAGCGATTTCTATAGATACCCCATTGTTGAGCACAGAATTATATTTGCTCCTTACAAATCCGGGCTTAGTTATTGGTAGTGTCTTGCCAACTGATCTTGAAAAATCGGCAACAAAATGCATAAACTCGTTGAAATCTTTAAAGTTTGCAGATTTATCTTTTTTTACCCTTGACATAGCCTCGATCAAAGAGTTAAGGTAACTATTGTAGACCTGCTCTGTGCTTGTGTAGCCTGCGTAAGCCTTTAGGTTTGAAAGATAAGGATCTGTTCTCCTAATAGAGCCTATCTGCGCCGATCTTTGAAAATGTCTAGATAAGCCTGCAAAGGCATCAGCAACGAAGTTGATTACCTTTACTTCTCCCACATCTGCGCCTGTATTTGGTATTGGTGTGAGGCTAACTATTGCTTCGTTAAGTTCA